CCATTACCACTTGTCCTGTGTTTTTAACATTTGAACCAAGTGTAGTTCCAGTTGTGTTTGAAATCGTTCCCGCTTTTATCGGTCCCGAAAATGTAGTTGTTGCCATTTTATAATCCTCCTAGATTATACGAATACTGTCTCTAGGTCGTCGACTATACGCGTCAGTATTCATTAAATAATGTATAGTGCTTTATCTATAACGCAGTTTTTCGTTCAGCGCAAGGTATCCCTACAGAAATGTATGATTTTTGATAGCGCTTAAGTGGCTATCGAAACTTCGGCTTGGGCCTCGTTTATTTTAGTTTGAAGCGTTTGTTCTTCAAACTCTTTGGCAATGATCTCTTTAATAACATCCTGAATTTTTCTATTAATTTCAATCATTCGGATATTATGCTTCCCTGACTTCAGGTGTTCCTGTTGCCAATCGAGTTCCAAGGACCGTTTCGTATTGTATAGGTCTTCGGTCATTACTAACCTCCTCATAGGTTATCCATTTACCAGTCTTACTAGTAAATCCATCTTTCTCGAACTTTACCTCATTTTCTCCCAGCTTGTCAAGGATAGATTTTTCAATACCAACAGCGGTATCCTCTGCTGAAACGTTAAAGTCAGCATAATAGCCGTGATATCGAATTTGTACTCGGAAGTTTTTCATAGGTAATTTCTAGCTTTATTAAGTAAATGGGGCGATTTTGAGGCCGCCCCATTAATTTTCTTTAAGTATTACGCACCTTCAACACCGTAAATACCTCTAGGGTCAGATACGCCAAAAACGTATCTTGCTCTAGCTTTGTATCTTACGTTGCCAGTATCGAAATCGCCTTCCATCTTAGTTGTAAGAGGGGCTCTATCGAAGTGTTTCATACCATTAGGTACATCTGTAGTAATGTACCAAGAGTCAGTATCTGTTAGATAATTATTCACTCTATAACCTTGAGGAATCATACCTAATGATTTGACTGCATTGATATCATTATCAGCAGTTCCAACTCTACCTTGAGATTTCATCAATCTCTCAGCAGTGAACTGACCAGCAGATGGGACAATCATCTTCACACCTTTAGCAGCGATTTTTAAACCACGTTCATCAGTTAGCGCAGCAATATCAATTAATGCTTGCTCCAATGAAGTTTCGTTTAAATCCGACTGCGTAGTAAGAGTATTAGAAAATACTCCTGCTATCGTTGGGTGAGATGTACTAAATAATGAAACATTATCGCCTGAATCATAGTTATCTGTAGTAGGTAACCCTTGAATCAAAGGATAAACAGCTTTCACTTGTTTAGTGTTTGCCATCGATCTTGCCAATGCTTTTGTGTATCTAGAAGAAAGTTTGTCGTACAGGTTATCTTCAATAGCTTCCTCAGTGATTGCAAAAGCGAGAGCAATTGTCTCGTTAGTGTATCTTGCTGTGAAAGTTTCTTGCGCTTGGTCAAAAGCAACTCCAGATCCTTCTGGTTTTACTAATGCGTTAGCGAAACCTGACAACATAACTTCTTCTTCAAAAGCTCTGTCAGATGACTCAGTCGTATAAATTTCTGCCGACTGATTTTCGTATTGTTTGTACTCCAGGCCAAATAAAGCATTTAAACCTGGCTCTAGTTCTTTAACTAGTTGATTACGTGATATTGCCATGATTTATCCTCCTTATATTCCAGCTATGTTGCTACCTAGGATATGACTACAAATCATTACTCTCCATACGCTTCCGCTTACGGATACGTCCTGATTGTCAGTATCTCTAGATATTCCCAGTAACTTCACTTGGTTTATTGCAGTCGTAACAGCGCCGATTGTGAAACCCGAAATATAATTCGGTGCTCCAGAACCTGCATTGTCTACGATTGGTGCAGTTCTTCCTGCATCAGCCTGCGTTAAACTAGTTAAATTAGTACGCATTTCAAACATTGTTTGCGGATTGTCATTGACAAGAGCAATCATGTCTGTTGCCGCGTTACTAGGTGCCCAGTTGGACCATGTTGGCTTACTTGTTGTGGGATCAGTATAAAACGTTCCGTTTAGTGAACCTAGTGCATTTACTACTGCAATACCTGCTGTTGCTACAGTTACGTAGCCTGTTGCAGCAAGCAATACTAAGTCATGATGGTCGATTGCTGTACTTGATGCAGCTATCTTCCATTCACCTAGACCGCCGTTGTGAGCCCCCTGGTGTACGTTTCTTAAAGGTCTCAAACCGAAACCCGTCGTACTTTGGTTAGCCATAGTTTTCTCCAATTGTAAACTACTTTACGTAGTCTACGGTTAATTAAAATTTCGTTGGTTGAATTGTTAAAAAATTAACGTTTCCTACCACCGAAGGTTGTACGAGACTGCCTTTCAATATTGATTGGCATACTCTTATGCTCTTCCGCTCTCAATCGTTCGTCTACAGCGTCCATCTGCTCTTGCCCTAATTTGGCAAAATAATCAGATCTTTGCTTCGCGATTTCGTTCGGTACCCTTGTAAGCACAAGGCCTCCGTGCCCGATCACCCCGGCATACTTGCCATCTGATATTGCTGGATAGTCATCTTCTGGAAATTCGTCGGCTCTTACTAATTCATACCCGGATCTTAAGCGTCCTTGTATGTTTTTCGTGTCGAGAAACCCCATGATTTCTACCCTAACCCATCTGTGTCTGAATCCAGCTGGCGCGTTGGGTGTATCTAAGTACGATGGTGGAGTCCAAACTTGTTTACGTTTTGTTTTTTCTCTCGTTTGGCTCGCACGGGAAGTAGTTTTTGTTTCTTGTTTCATATGCTTATGCTCCCTCCGTGAGTTTTAGTTGTCTTGCATACTCTTCTAGTGGCACACGCAATTTTTTAGCGATTGCTACTTGTGAAGGTGTGAGTTTCACACTTTTGCGACCAACCCTTGCATTCCGCGTTGCAGAAGCAACGTTTTGTGTAGGTTTATTAATCGTCTTTTCTACAGTATTACCAAATTTCTGAGGGAATTCAAGTCTTATTCTTTTATCAATTTCTTTATAATAAGAATCAGACTTAGGATCATACCCTTCTTCTTCAGTAAGTTTTCTGTGTAGATCAAAAGCGGTGTAGGTCATGGCATTATCTTTGCCAAACCATTCATTACTTTCCGCCCAGTCCTCTGCTTTTGGATCTGGTGGCGGGGCTTGTCGAGTTGGATACTGGGCTCCGGGACCTTGTTTTCTTGTAGTCTCTCTAGCAGTCTCTTCCATTTTTTGTCTGCTTTTGATTTCTGCAAGTTTACCCTGCTCATATCCCAACTGTGAGATGGCCGTTAAAGCTTCAACTTCAGCTTTTTTATCATCGGCTTCTCTAGAAGCACCTAACTTAGCTTGAGCTGCTGCTAAAGATGATTGGATTCTATTCTCCATTTCCACGGCATAATCTTTATCTAAACTCGTGGCTGTGTGAGTCATTTCATCTCGTTCTCTCATTACACGTTTAGCATAAGTAACCGCCTCTTCTTTTTGTCGCTCAGCTTCCCGCATTTTTCTGGTAAGTTTAGCGATACGTTTTTTAACGCCTTCACTATACTCCTCCATCTCTTTCTTTTGTTCTTGTGGTTCTTCTTTTACTTCTTCCTTTTTATCTTGTTCCTCATTGTCCTTGCTATCTCGAACATCCACTGGCTCATCAGATTTCTCAGATGTGTCATCGGACTTATCGCTGTCTTGAGTAGTTTTTTCATCTTTGACTTCTCCTCCTTCAGCTTTTTTATCTAAATCAACTTCAGTTGCTTTTTCATCAGCATCACCGACATCAATTAGATTATCTGTTTTTTCTTCTTCTGGCATAGTTCCTCCCTATGATTAAATTTCATGGAATATATCTTCAGGGTTTTCCACGGTTGCTAGAACTTCATCATCATTCAAAAGTCTAACTTCACCCCCATCTATTTTCATTCTAGATCCGGCGTATCGAGCAAAAATAACCCAAGTTCCTTTTTTACACCAAGGTCCTTCGGGAAATCTTTTTTTATCTCTGTATGCATCCGGTCCTACTTCTAAAACAAGTCCACAAGTCGATGCTACTTGTGAACGTTCTATAACGTCATCCGTTATAAGAATACCACCTTTGGTTTTCTCTTTCATTTTGAAAGGTAAAACTAAAAGTCTCCAACCCGTAGGTTTGGGTAATTTTTCTGATTCTAATGTTAAATCTTTTTCTTTAGGTTGTTGATCGTATTTTTCTTGAAGAGCGTCCCTATGTTTTGGGACTTCCTTTTGGGTTGATACTGATAATGGTTCCGTCATTTTTTTGCTCCTTTTTGTCTAGCAGGCTGGATATTTCCTGACTCATATATTGATACGTTCGTAACTGTCCTAACATATACTGATATTTCTCCATATTGTCAACACCGCCTGAAACCAGGGCAGATACAACATCATCATGTCTCATTTTAATAATTCTTCTAACCTTATCCACAAACACCATTTCTTCCATTATTTTTTTCTCCTTTTTGTTTTTTTCTTCTTTCCTTTAGGTTTACTACCATACGCTTTTGTCCATTCTTTTGCAATCTTAGGCTCGTTCTTCCATAAGTAGCGTCTTTGCTTTTCTGATTTAAATGGCATTATTCTCCTTTAGGAATCTCATAGTCTTTTAAAACTTGAAGTTTCTCTTCAGCAGAAGCCACTTTATGGAGTTGACAATCTAGTTCTTTTTGAATGTTAACATGATCGCTAATCGCTACTGATTTTTCCAATAGTAATTTAATCACAGCATCGGCTGCTGCGATTTCTGCTTCGTATTGTTTTTCTAATGCGTCTATTAAGACTTCTCTCATTAAGATGATTTCTGCAGATTAACTGCATTGGGACCTTTAGGGCCCTCTTCAATATCAAAAGTCAATGCTTGACCGTCTTCAAGACCCTTCATGCCCGCATCTCTAAGTGCAGACACATGAACAAAAACATCTTTTTCTTTATCTTCTCGTTCAATGAAACCATAACCTTTTTGTCCATTAAACCATTTTACTTTTCCGTTCATACTCATTAAGCTGATTTTCTTTCTCTCGCCATTTTCTTAAATGTTTTAGCTAAAGCTTTAGCACGACCTGTACATCCTGGTTTTGTAATAGGAGTACATTTACCTTTCGTTCCTCTTTTCTTGATTGATTTGTTTACTGATTGAATCCAGCCACCTTCAGCAGCGTAAATTCTTTTTTTAGTATTCATTGGACGTGATGCTGTAGAATCAAAAAATTGTGGCACTATTTGTCCATTGTAGAAACAGCAGAGTACGCTCTGTTACCAGCTGCTTTTTCAGCACCTTTAGATTCGTCTCTTCTGTCTTTAAAACTTTGTGATTTTTTTCCGTGACGTGCACCTAAAGATTCGTCAAGTCTATCGTTGTAGCCTTGTTTCTTTTGGCTGCTTCCGTAAGGAAATCTAACATTGCTTCTTACACCGTTTTGTCTCATTATCTTTTAGCGACTCCGCCGCCTCTTTTAGCTATACCCATGGATTTAACACGACCGCCCTTTTTAAAAGCAGCTCCCATTCCACGTTTAGCGATTCCGCCACCTTTATAATAGTTCATTGGATCATTATCAGTCATGCTTTGATCGCCTGACCATGTTGGAAGTTTACTTTTTTTAACTCCAACACCACCTCTCATAATAGCATCTGGATAAGGTGTGTTTTGTGTCATTGCTCGTTTAGCTTTAGCAAAAGCGTTTCCTGGAGCATCGGTTGCTCTTTTTCTTCCTAATTTAGTAGCACCATAAAGTGCTGCAGCAACGGCTGCTGCTTTACCAGCTTTCTTTAAAAATTTCTTGAGTTTCTTTGCCATAATATTTTCCTTAGTTGATTGTTAGTATAACTTACACTTAA